CCGGCCATAGGTGTCATTATCAAACTTGGCCTCAGATGGAACATCAGCGGCATCAAGGTCAAAGGTGAATGTGTAGCCCTGCGCGTTCAAGGACTCGGACCAGCCTTGCACGTAGGTGTCAAGGTAAGTGCGACCGAACTGTGTGCTGATCAGATTGGTCAGGCGAACCCTGTCACCGATCTTCAGTGTCAACGTGTCCGCATACTTGTCATTGTTGGCGTTGGCTAGGTCAAAGGATGCCTGGCCGGCAGATAGTCGATGATTGTTGGCCACGGCCACAATGTTTGAGGCAATGGCTTCAAGCTCGGTGCGTGCCAGGTTAGGTGCATCGGCACTGGCGTAGGCGCCAATGGCCGCTGCCTGTTCAGCGTCAACGTAGGTGGCTGACTGCGAATAGGAATTAACCGTCGCGCCGGCAGTGTCCTCAGTGATCGAGCGCGTCAAAGTCACTGACCCGTTAAGGTCAGCCTCAACGTCCAACGACAACTCAACGGTTGATGACTTTAACTGTGAACCGATGCGGGCATACAGCCCAGCGCCATTGTCATACAGCACGCCACCATCACCTGAACTGAGCAAGGCCAAAGCGTCAAGGGCCTTCTTGTCTGTGGTGTCAATGGCGTCAAGCAGTTGTGGACTGCCAGCACCCTCGTGCGTGATTGACACACCAGACCAGCGAGCCACAGCGTCAAGACCCACTTTAATTGTTTCACCATAGTAAGCGTCAACAGCCTTAGCGTGGAACGCAACGGCGGTAGCAGACAGGGCCGATGGGTAAATAGCGAAGTGGCTTATCTCTCCATCGTAATAAGACCCTAAATTGATTTGGGCTTTTCTTGATAACGCGGTGGAAAACCCCGTGTCCGAATCTAACAAAACTCCATCAACATAAAGGCCACAAAATCCACTACCACTAACAACGCTAATCAAGTGCACATTACCATCAAGAAAGTTTACAGCGCTGGAATTAAGAGTGACGCCCAAACCATCGGCAGTGATACCACCGACAGTGTCGTAGTAGATGTTTAAGGCTGTCCCGATGTAGTCCACAAAAAAGTATGTTGTTTCGCTGTAAGCGTTTTGTGTTACCTTGACCAACAGCTCAACAGTAAAAGTGCTTAAATCTGTTTGTGTAAAGTCTTTGACATAAAGGTACGGGTTACTTCCAAACGATCCACGCGCCCACGTTGGACAAGTGTAGGGATCGTAAGGTGCACCCACGCCACTGTTCAAGTCAAGTGTTCCGTCAACCGGCGATTTCTGGTAACGCAGTGACGCACCACCGACAACTGAATAAAACGGGTCCGTGGTCAGATCGCTGGGATGATCGAGTGTGTAGTAAACAATGGGTGAGTCGTAGCGAATCTCAGTCTCAGGCAGACTCCACACCTGGCGCGTGGACAAGTGACCGAGCAGGTCAGTGGCATTGACATTGACCACGGACGCGGACACACCATTAATGTCAGGGACCCACTGCGTGATGTAGCCATTGAAGCGCGTGTACGTTGTTGCGGCCTCAGTGACCTTCCAACGCACACGCTTACCCTCAACAACGTTAGGGTAGTACGTGCTCAGTGGATTGTCTGGTGTGAACGTGCCGGCAGGGTTATCGAGCGTGAACGACAACGACCCAGCACTGATCGTGTCCAGTTGCGTGGAGCGGCCCACCTTACGAGTGATCGAACCAGCACCAACATTGACCAGGCTTGTCACATCAGTCCACACACCATCGGTGAACTCGATCTCAATGGTCGTGGAGTCAGGCAGTCCCGTTGCCATTAGGCCACGTTCCAGGCCGCGGGCACAGCCCCACGCTGAGCACCCTCACGCATGATCTTCCTGATCTCACGTGCAATGTCATCCTTCGAGCTGACGGACTGACCAGTGTTCACAATGATCGTGGACCCGCCAGCAGCCATTGTTCCCACGTTTGGCACGCGTGGGACGATGCGACCGCTAGTGGAGGGAACAAACAACTCTGGCCTGCGCTCACCAACAATGTACGGGCGGTTAGCAGACACAGGCCCACCAGTCGCCCGACCTTGAGCCGCTGCCAATAGATCAGCACGCAACACCAATGGAGCATTAGTGCCAGTCAAGCCAAGTTTTTTCAAGTCAGCAAGAAGGGCTTTATCGGCACGGCTCATCTGTACCTTGGCTTCAATCTTGGTCGTAACCTTTTTGGGAATAAGGCCGAGGCTGTCTGCGTAATCGTTTGCAGCCTTCTTAGACATACCAAGTTTTGTTGCCATCTTGATGACATCTTCGCGACCACGAACCAGCGCGGCATTAGCCTTGTCCTGGCTACCTGTTTGTTTAAACACTGCGGCCGATGCGTCATCAGCTGCACCAGCGACATCACGCAAAGCAGCCCTGTTAGCCAAAGCAGCAACACTGTTGCCCTTGAGCGAGCCACCATTCTTTTTGATCTCGGCTTGAGCCTTCTGAATGCTTGTGGTCAGGTTGTCGTTGGCGGCCTGAGAATCAACAAAGCCACCACCGAGCGCATCGAGTTGTTCACGGTAAGCCTTCACCTTGTCAGCAACCGTTGACGCGGTGTCAGCCATGACAGCCTGCGCAGCCGACAATGAGCCAGCAGAACTGGTGGCCTTGAACTGTGCCACAACCGCGGCATCAAGAGCAGCCTTGTTTTCAAGGTAAGACTTATTGGAGTCATACACACTGACGGCCAATTCAGAAACAGCGGACTCGGCGACCCCATACTTTGAGGCAATGTCAACAACTGGTTGATTCAACGCAAACAAAGCATTAGCACTATCGCTAATACTTTGGTCAAGGTCCATCAGCGCGTTGCGTCCAGTGAGAATCTTTGTGTAACCAACAGCCAAGACGTTAGTAAAATTAGTCCAGCCACTAGAGAGACCATCAATGTTTTTACCGTCCGCCGCGTCGTTCAGTTCTTTAAGCCTGTCCCGCGAATCAGCAACGTTCTGTTTAAGGTCAGCAAAACTGGTCGGGTCAAACTTCTTACTCAACGTGTCGCGTAACGTGCTGGCCGTCTCGTTTAATTCTTTAGTCTTGCCAATAGAGGAACTGACAGCACCGATCAGGATTATTAGACCAACAGCGGCTAAGCCTGCAGCGGCGCGAAGTGCAAGCATCTTGCCCTGGGTTGCAACAATGGTGCGACCGGCAGTCAGCATTGAAACATTGAACGTGCCCATCATGCGGGTCGTCAAAAGCAGTGCAGTACGGAAAGCGGCGAAGGCTCGAACAGCGCCCAAAATCTTAGGACCAAACAAAACCGCAACCGCACCAGCAGCAACAAGCGCAAACGTGAAAGTTTGAACCGGCCCTGGCAGGGAATTGAAACCCTCAATGATTGGGGTCAGGACTCCGACCAATGATGTCAGTGCTGGAACGAGCAGGGCACCAACCTTTTCCTGCAACTCGCCAAACTGGTTCTTAAGAATCTCAGCCTTACCTGCAGCGGTCTGGCCTTCCTTCTCAGCAAAGCCACCGACCTGGGTGCGCAGTCCGGCCATGATTTGCGTGAAGTTTGCACCAGTTGAGCCGGCATCCTTAAAGTTGATGCCAACACCCTTGAGTGCTCGGCCTTGTCCAAGCAGGGCTTTACCAACAGCGCTGGCCGCATCAGGCAAAGTCTTACCAGTCTTGGCGGCGAAGTCAGCAACCAGTGGCGTAAGGTCCTTGAGCTGCTGACCAGTCAAACCGTACTGCGCCAACGTGGCCTCAGCGGCGGCAAAGGACTCATCATCAAAGCGAGTCTTCTTCTGCAACTCAGCGTTCAACGCATTAAGCGCACCAACATTAGTGTCAGCCAGGTTAGGAAACTTATCAAACGCGTCATTGAGTTTGACTTGTGCTTGCTCAGAATCGCTGAAGGCTTTGATCGATGTCGCGCCAAAGGCGACAAGCGTTGCACCAAGCGCGGCAGTGTTAACTGACATTTTGCCAATGGACTTACCAATGCCGCCAAGAGTTTTGCTGGCCTTGTCAACAGCGATGATGCTTAGAACAAGATTGCTGCTAGCCATCGTTACTCCTGTTCATAGCATCGGCGTACATTCTCAAAGCATCAAACTGGCCAGCGGTCAGGTCACGCAATTCCCACGGCTTAATCCCGAACAGGTGCGCGAACATTGGCCCGTACTGGTAGATCAGGTATTGTCGGCTTCCTCTTTTGGGGCTTCCTCAACCTCTTGATCTACTACATCAAAGTCGCCCCATGAGAAGTCAAAGTCTGTGAAGCGCAGCTCAGGTTGCTTACGCTTAACGGCGACCCACAGGCCAGCCTTGAGCGCGGACATTGAGCCGCTGGTGACTGCGGTTTCCCACTCAGACCAGGTAAAGCCTGTGACCTTCTCAATGGCAATGCACTCAGACATCAACAGGTTCTCGGTGTCAAGCTCGTAAGCGTCTTCGTTGATTGTGAACTGGTACTTCATTGCGGTCCCTTCGTTGTTGTTGAGCGTGGCCCACCCCATGAGGCAGGCCACGCTTCAACGGTTAACTACAACGCAGCGTCAGTGTTGACGGTGCGGATTTGGAATGGTGCATTTGTGCCGTCATACAGGGCAGTGAACGTGACCTTCTGTGCGAGCACATCAGGGCCATCAGCGTTAACTTCAGCCTTCGTGATCTTCGCCGCGGGGATGATCACCTCGAGCGTTGGGTTGTTGCTACCAGTCAGTGACGTGGCAGTGGCGTAAGTCAACTTCAGCGCAGTGGTGGTGTTAGCGGTGTACAGGTCGTACAGTGCGGCCTGGCTGATGAAATCGACTTCCATCTCAACTTCATACGTGCGGTAACCATTGATCAGTTGTTCGGCCTTGATGCCTGATGCGTTGGCGTAGTAGCGGTCAGAGGCCAGTGGGTTTTCACCCTTGATCTTGACTGACTTCACACCAGCAAGCGCGGTTGTGCCAGTGACACCAACAACACCAGTGGTCGTTGAAGCAGTACCACCAATGGCGACCGTTAGTTGTGCACCAGTAAACTGTTCCTGCGTCGTGGAGTACGAGGCAGTGGCAAGGCTCGTGGCAGTGGTCTCAGTCCAACCATCAATGTCGAACTTCACGGTCAGTGGGTCAGTGACGTTGCCACCGAACTCGAAGCCACTGATCTTGACACCATTCCACGTGAACGGCTTCACGGTGCCATCAAGTTGTGGCCGGCCAACCTGAAGGGTGATTGATGAGCCAGCGGACTTCTGGTCGCCTGGCTGGAACACTGACTGGTAAACGCCAGTGGTCAACGTGCTGACCGTGGTCGTGCTGCCAAGAGCTGCACGCCACAACGTGCCAAGGGACTTGTCAGTTAACTCAACCTCAAAGTCACCACTGACAGACTTCGTGGTCAGAACGTGACGCGACAGCAAAGCCACACCATTAGTGGACCCATACAGCCCTTCACCTTGTGCGCGGTTCACCTCAAACTTGACACCCTCACTGGTGTGAGGCTGGAACTTGCTAACGGTGACAGCGGTACCGGCAGTGGTTTCAACTGCCCAGCCAAGCTGCGACACCAAACCTGATGCGAAACCCATGATTTATTCCTCTTCTTTCTTGATGTCGGTTAGTACCTCAAACGTGTCCTCAGGCCACGCGCGTTCAGCAAACAACTTGTCATCCACCTCAAACGCTTCATCAACCTCGATGATGCGTTGAATCATTGGAATCCAGCGTGGCTCATTAGCAATTAAACGCACACGCGCCATGAACACTCCTTGGTACTGTTTGGCCACTGGGCAGCGGCACACTCAATTGCGGTCCTTACACACGGAACGTGGCATCAACGTCAAACGTCATCATCACCTGAATACCCAGGTCTGTTGCCGTTTGCGTCATGCGCACATTTGTCATAATTATTTGGTCAATGTTGCTCAACCCATCCCACGTGCCCTTGGTCATAAGTACGTCTGAGACGGCGTCAAAAGCGATCTCAGCCTGTCCGCGCGTAGTGCTGAATACCTGACTGCCAGACCACGCTACGACCGCACAGGGCACGCTCACGGTCTCTGAACGGTGCCCTGCACCAATGGGCAACGAAGCCCACTGCGCGTCCACCGTTGTCTCAGGAACCTCGTCCTCATCGGCGAAGCCATAACCCCCCACAATGACGTACACAGGCGGGTCATACTGCGTGCTCGCTGGCCCGTCATACACAGGGATGGTCAGCCCACCAGGGGCACAAAGACCAGTGCCGGCCTGCAGGCTTGTCACGATGTAATCGATAAGGTCAAAGGCTCGTGTGCCAGCCATGACTAATTCACCTGCTGGTAGCGGTTCAACATTTCACGCACACGGTTAGGCATTGAGAAGCCCGCACCAGGTACGTAGTCATCGGTGCCTGACCTGCGAATGGAACCACGTTGTGTGGTCCACAAGTGACGCACCAGCTCGAGGACTGCGTGCGCAAGATCGGCTGGGATGATGGTGCGACCAGCAACGTAGGTCACGCTGATGTTGTTGAAGTTAGCGAAGTCCACGTCGCCACCCCACGTGTACGCGGTGTAGCCGCTGGTGCGCGTCAGCACACCTGACTCCTCATCCACGCTGTAAGACGTGGCGGCCAAGGCGCTCCCATTCTCAAGGCACGACGTGATCGAGATGATCGGTGCCTGCTTCAACAGCACAGTGGTGCGACCACCGTTGTGCGTTTCCGCGGTGACAGTGCGGCGAGACAATGGCCCAACGACGCCCTCAATCAGACCAGTGGCGGCCAAGATGTAGGCACGCAGCTCGTCGTCGTCAACAACGCTGGACTCCACAATGTTTAGGTGCGACTTGACCTGGGACAAAGGCAGGGGTGGTGAGATTGTCAAGTCATCTACGTTGAACGATTCCTCAAGGGTGCCGGCGTTCGTGCCAGTGGCCACCCAATACACACCGTAGTGACCGACCGATGACGGCGTGTAGTCAAAGTGATACAGGCCCGCGCCACTGTTCGTGATGCTAGGCGTTGCCGTTGTGCCATCTGGGAGGATGACAGTGGCGGTGACAGCGGTAGCGTTTTGCAGTGTGCCTGCGCTGTTGTAAATGCTCAGGGTCAAACGGATGTATCCGCTAACACCAGAGGCACCTGCGTAAACCGGCATCGTCAGCTCCTCGTTGTCAAAGTTGGTTTAGTGCTCGAACCGTAAAGACCAGCCACCTTCGTGGCGTTGCCATAAAGGCTGCCTGGTGTGGTGATCAACAATGTTGCGGTCGCGGTCGCGGTCACACTCGCGGTGGCGGCAATAGTTGTGATTGCGATAAGTGAAGCCGTCGCGCTCGCAGTCGCACTCGCACTCGCGGCCAAAGTCTGC